AAATAGGTATCAGGGTCTTTGAGAATTGCCTTGGCATAAACTTTCTTGCCGTCTATCTCATATCGACCAGCAACGTTTTTCCACATCCCAGCAGCTTCACCGAGTTCAAGAAGACCGTAATATCTATCAAGACCACGCTCATCGTAATAAAGACGCACCGTAACATCTTGATTCTCCTTACTTAAACGTGATTTAGCAGTCTTTGCCTTGATAAGATTTCCGACGATATCAGTTCCATCCTTCTCCTTTTTCTTGCTAAGATGGATAATTGTTGATGCGGCATACTTGAGACCACTTCCTCCGCCCATTTCTTTGGTAGGAACATAAGAACCGATGACATCGTAGGTATGATTGGTAACGATCATTGGTATGTTAGCCTGCCCCAACTTCAATGTCAACATCCGAAACGCACCTTTAATCAGTTGTGATTTTGTCATATCACGAACCTGTTTTTCGTTGAGTGCGTCGGTGATTTCCTTTTCAGTGGACAGCATACCAAGAGAGTCTAACACAAACATACAAGGTTTGCGTTCGTCTTCAGATTTTTTTAGGTATATGTCAACTGCTTTGAGTGCCTTGCTACGGAACTCCTCAACAGTTACAACATTTATGACAACCAAACGGGAAAGGTCAATCCCTCTACTTGCGAGTAGACTCTTATTAACAGCCGCTTCAGTATCGAAATATAGGCAATACCCATCAGGATTAGAATCCAGGAAATTTTTGACAACTGCAAGCGAGAAGAAAGTTTTTCCAGTACTAGACTCGCCAGCAATGGCAGTAATCTTATTCCCAGATACACCACCAAATATAGACCCTGAAACAAGTCCGTTAAAAATGTACGAACCTGTGTCAACGAATGTTTCAGTTTCGTCAATGTCTGCTGCGAGTTTTGTGAAGTCATCTCCGATCTCTTTTACAATATCTTTTAGAAAATCCATTATGCAAAAAATAGTTCAAGGTTTACAGTTTTCTCAACATTCCACCCAATCGCATCAAGGATGGACTTGAGTGGTTCTACAAAACTCTTTTCGAATTGTAGATCATAGTCGATGTATTTGTCAAGATTGAGTTCTGTAGGAAAGTCCTGAATAAAAGAGATTACATTCTCCCTTATAATGTTTGGTTTCTTCAGATAAATGAACTTAATCTTTTCACCGTTGTTAATAAGTGAGTATTTATTGGTCAGTTTGTTCTCCTTAATATAATGGTTGAAGAGAAGTGCTCCACGACAGTGAATAGGAGTTCCCTTTACATAAATGTCGGAATGAGACTTATATTTTACCACATCAGAGACCGAACGGGGGAAAGCAATCTCTTCTGGTGGAAGGTTCTTGAAGTCCTTACGGCACTTATCAATGAAGTTAATCACATCTTCTTCCGTTCCATTCATCATCAGTTTGAGACCATCCTTAATCATCTGACGGCATGGTGCCGGTGTAGATGACTTGACTGCCTCAATACCCATCATCTTAAGTTTGGGTTCAGAATATTGAACTCCCTCACTATTCCATACGTTGAGAATATATCGTTTCTTCGCAGTCCAGATACCACGTTCTGCGATATTCTCACGTTTCATAATCATTTTTTGTTCATATGCCTGAACGTAGTTCGCAAGGTTCTGATAAGACTGTTCGATGAATGGTTCCAGTTTGTCTTGACAGATCTTGTCAAGTAACGAAACAACTGCGTTTTTATCGTCAGATTTATTACTAAGAAATTTATTAACAAGAGGTCCAAGATTAAGATAGATTGAATCAGTGTCAGATGCGATGACATAATCCTCACCATCCGTTTGCAAAATCTTATTTAGAAATCCGTTCATCTTATTCTCAATCCAACGGATAGAGACTTGACCAGAAAGCGTAATCGCCTCCGCATTGGCCAGTTTATAGTACCTAAAATACTGATTACCAATAGCACCATATGCAGAGTTGAGTTGAATCTTGCGAGCCATCTGAATGTTATTGCATCTCGCAATCTCCTTCTCCAAGGTCTTAGTTGGAGTTTTTTCATAGTCTTGCTTCGCCTTAAGCATCTTCTTTTTGTAGATGGTTCGATCCTTATAGATCTTCTCCATCAGTTCTGGGAGGAACCCACGCACATCCTTCCGGTACATGGCACCATTGGCACATACCGCATTATCCTTATACATCTCAAATGTCAGTTCCTCATTGAGGATCTTATCGACCGTAACTGAAGGGTGTCGAGTATCCTGTAGGGTCTCTGGCGAGATGTTGTATTGCATAATAAGATGAGGGTAGAGAGAATTAAGGTCAAAAGACACCACCCAATCATACTTTCCCGGAATCGGTTCCTTAACATAAGCACCTGCGTATTTGGAATCTTTGTCTGAACGTTCTTTCGGTGGGATCACAATATCTCGTTTTTTGAGATAGTTGTAGATGATCGCATCCCACATACGAACTTGAAAGAATACATCATTATAGTTTACCTTAGCATCGTATGCCATAGTAATCGCAAGTTCAATCAGTTTCATCTTGTCTTCCATACGGTCAACAAGTTCTACGTCAATAATGTTATATTCTACAAACTTCTGCCACCCATTGGTATAGAAATCTTTAAAGGTATCAAACTCACTGTGGTCAAGTTTCTTCTGTCCCAGTTCCACACTCGCAATGTAATCCAGACGATAGGATTCTTGCGCTTTATAAGTAAACTTCTTATAAAGATTTAGGTAATCTAGTTGCGTGACTCCTCCAACATCATAAGAAATCTGTTTGCGACCCATGATAACGGTCTCACGTTCTGTCACCAAACCCCAAGGTGACATACGTTTCTTCAACTTCTCACCAAGGATTCTATCAATACGACGCACCAGATACGGCATATCATACAGTTCACTATTCCAACCAGTGACAACTTCGGGAGTATTCTCCTCAATCATCCACCAGTTGATAAAGTCTGTCAGAAGTTCATATTCAGTTCTGAATCCTTTATAGGTAACATTCTTCTGGGTATTGTTAAATGAACCACGTCCCCATGTCCTAATCTGTTTTGTATTATAATCCTGAACGGTAATGAGCAGAACTTCCTCAGCAGCAGATTCTACATCAGGGAATCCGTTCTCTGATGCAACCTCAATATCAATCGTAGAGATTTTGATTTTACTGGTATCAAACTTAATCTCTTCTTCAGGATACATCTCAGAAATATACTGATAGATATATCTGTCATTTCCATAGACCTTGAAATTATCTACACCTTCATACCTACTGATAAAGTCTCTACAATCACGAACCGTTCCTGGTTCTACCGATTCGACATAATCTCCCTCAAGAGTTTTATACTTTGTTTTCTTATTTGATGGTAAGAAAAGAGTTGGATAAAACTTTTCTCTAGTTGCAAAGTGCCTACCGTTCTCATACCCACGGACGAGGAAGTGGTCCCCGACCATTTGAACATTGGTGTAAAATCTCATTAGTTGATTTTTTTCAAGTATTTGTCAAGTAAATCCTTATTAGGATCAGCAATAGTAATAATTTTATCAGAACTAATCATAAACTCAGTTTGATTAGTATTATCTGACATCCATCGAGAGAGATTTTGTTCCTCTACAAGTTCACAGGGATTGATTAGTTTACAATCAGGTTCTCCAATCTCAGCACCAATTTCTTCTATTTTACTCACTAAGATTTCTCTGTTCACCAGAACTATCAGTTTGATCATTGATCATTTCCTCGTAAAGTTTTTCAATTTCTGCGGCAGGACTTACTACGGTTACCAACCAATCATATCGTACAGGAATTTCTTCATCCATGGTGAAAGGAATCCAAGGACTAAATGAAATATTCATTTCATTATCCCCTCCCTCTTTAGGTTCCTCGGTCAAGAGTCCATATACAGGTGAAAGATTTACGGCATAAGGTTTCTTAAACAAATACCCACAAATTTTCTCTTCCTGAATCAGTTCTTTAATATCAGCAATAACTGATTCTCCAGATTTTAATAGTGCAATTTTAATAGACATAATCAGTATTTTCCTCAGATCATTATAGCAATAAAAAAGAGGGGCGTCAACTGGATTTTGCCAGTTTCCCCTCCGTCCATACGACGACGATATTCTCTATTATTTAGAGATAATCTTTTCGTTGATGATGCTCCGGAACAATCTTACCAAGTATAATACTCAGTAACCCATCCTCAAAGCTAACTGATCTAACTTCCGTTTCATCACTGAGGGTCCAAGATCTGGTGAAAGATCTTTGAGCCACTCCTCTGTGGACATATTCTGTTCCGGTCTCTTTGTCTTCTTTTTGTCCTTCGACAAAGAGTTTTCCGTCTTGTGTGTAGACATAGACTTCTTTCTTTTTGAATCCTGCTAATGCTAATTCCAGTCTCGATTCTACGTTACTAACCGTGACTAGATTGTATGGGGGATAATTACTCGTCGTCTCATGCAGCGTCGTGAGACGATCAAAATAATCTTCCATACCAATGCTGTTTCTATTTATAAGGTCTAGAAACTGATTCAAATTGGCAGCGTTATACTTCATTAAACCTGTCATTGTACTTCTCCTTGTAAAGCGAGATTTGATTGTGTGGACCCCGAAGGCATCCGTTGCGTCAAAGGGGGAGATAAACCCCCTTTCCTCTGACATTACTAATTATACAACATATACAAAAAAACGGGGTGTGGAACCCCGTATCTTTTTATTCGGTTATCAGAAAAACTTGGTAGTTGCAAGTTGTCCAAGTGCAGGTTTCATTAAAGGATGAGCATTTGAAATAAATGTATTCCATCCTTTATCTTCAGATCCCTCAAAAGGAATAGCTGTTTTTTGCCTTCCACTGATCTTATATCTCTTGACTCTAATAAAATCATTATAACAGAATACAAATCTAGCTACAGCAGGTTCATTCCCTTTATAAAGACTGTTTCCTTTAACAAGATCAGTTTGTGTCAAATCTCTTGCATCAGGATCAACCATACTCATAAGACTTCCATACTCGGTGAAGTAAAACTTCATCATTAAATCGAAAGAATCAATGTTATTATCCTTATCAATTTTTGAAATGTATTCAGAAAATCCCTGTAAGAAAAGACATCCTGCTACAATAGCATTCCCCAAAAGTTCTTTTTCACAATTATTTTGTGTAAAAGTCGTTAAGTAACGAGTAACAGTTCCCTCTTCTGTAAGGTTAAGGGCAGTACTTAAATATGAATGGGAGTTAAGAATAAACTTTGCATTCTCCAAAGTTCCAGCAATACCAATACTAAATGGTTGTAGATAATTAAAAAGTTTTACTGCCCAATTTTCTTTAGATCTATACGCGGATCTAAACTTATGCTCAGTGTTTTGTGGATTACGTTTAGCAGCATCAACGTGATGATCTTTTGCTTCTAACTCAATAATTTGATCTTCAGTAGATTTGGGATCATGGAATTTTACATTGACCAGAAGTTCTACATTTTGATTAAGAGATACTGCATATGCTTCTGTAGTTCTGTGCCCACCTTGAGTGCTTACAAAGGTTCCATCTGGTCTTACATAACCAGAACCAGTCCCTGCTAATACATAAGAAAATGCACCCTCATCTTGAACATACCTCTCACAACGATTCAGATCAATTTCATATGGTCT